TTTTCTCCCCCCCCGCCTGTTCTTGCATCTCCTATATTTCCATGTTTTGGGGGGGACTTTTCCTTTGTTTCCAACGGTTTGGCAGGATTGCTATTGAGTGCAGGAGTGAGCAGGAGTTAGCATAAGTGAGCACGAAAAAGCCCCCAATACGCCCCCACCAACGCCCCCAGTGGCGCCCCCACCCAAGGAGACCCGATGGCGAAAAAACTACCCGCTGGAATCGAATGGGACTCGACCCGGTCGAAATACAGAGTCACGGTCTACGTGAACGGCAAGCGATATCGTCTAGGGCGATTTGATACTTTGACGGACGCGAAAGCCGCTGTGACGATCGCGAAGGCCGATATCGCTCGAGGAATCTTTATCCCACCGTCTCAGCGTAGGGCTGACGCGAAGCTTCAAGCCGCCGAGACAGGCAAAGACCTAATCACTGTCTCTCAGCTCGCCGATGACTGGATGAGGGATCTAGCCGAGCAGGTAGAGTCGGGGATGAGGAAGCAGTCGACGCTGCGAGAATACAAGAGTGTCCTAGACCTCCACGTCCTCCCTACTCTTGGTTCGCGTCGCGTCCGCGAGCTCGCGCCCCAAGACGTGCAAGCACTAGCCGATAAGGCGCGAACTCCAGCGGTTAGGACGAAGATCATCGCGAGCCTGCGGAGGTTGTCTAATCTTGCGATCGAGCGTGAGATTATCGCTGTCTCGCCTGTGAAACTGAAACAGTCTAAGCCAAAGCCGTCGACTCTGGGAGTAGGGCAGATCGCATCGCCCCAGCAGGTCGCTGCCCTGGCAGAAGCGATGCCAGTGCAGCTCCGTCTTTCCGTCCTACTCGCGGCTTGGTGCTCGCTGCGGCAGGGGGAGACTCTCGGTCTTCAGCGTGGAGACTTCATCGACCTTGAGGGGAAAAATCCTCGTCTTCGCGTGGCGAGGCAGTGGAACCAGAAGACCACGCCTCCCGGATACACGTCCCCGAAGAATGGGCAAGCACGCATGGTCGCTCTGCCTCACGCTTTGATCCCAGCGATCCGCGAGCATCTCGATATGTACGTGGGAAAGAAAGCGTCCGCGCCTGTCTTCCCCTCTCCCTACGACCCGGACAAGCCTCTCTCGCAGACGAATCATAATCTCGTCTGGAATCGCGCTCGCGAAGCTGTCGGCCTGCCGTCTTTTCGCTTTCACGATCTCCGGCACACCGGCCTCACTCTCTACGCGCAGCAAGGAGCGACCCTCGCTGAGATCATGGAGCGCGGCGGGCACAGTGACGTCGAGGTCGCGATGCGCTACCAACATGCAGCCTCTGAGCGTGCTCGAGCGCTCGCAGACGCGCTTCCCGTGCAGGTGTAGATTGCGCACGGGAAGCCGCTAGGCGTGCGAAAAAGGCTTTGGCTGAGAGTGGCATATTCCATGCAAAAGGGAGGAAAAATCCTCGAAATATCCCTAAAAGCGATATACTATAGATGTGTAGGTGTAGTTGAGCTTTGTGGAGGATGAAGATGTTTCCACTAAACCTCACTTCCAAGCTGACGGGTGTAACCCCTTCCCAGCTCCGCTCATGGAGCAGGTCTGGTCTTCTTGTGCCCGAACTCAGAGCCAAGCGTCCCCCCATATATTCTTTCCGCGATCTGGTAGCTCTGCGCTCCATTGCTTTTCTGCGTTCTGAAACCTCGCTACAAAAAATCCACAAAGCGTTTGGCACTCTGAACGTTCTGCACATGGTCGAACACCCCTCTGAGTACTCCTTCGGCACTGACGGAAAGACTATTTTCGTACAAGGACCAGACGATGAAGCAATCGACCTGGTGGGATCTCCTGGCGCACGTACCCTGTTCACTTTTGAGGAAATGAACGAGGCTTTCATCAACTTCCGAAAGCAAGAAGTCCCTTCATTCACTGCGCCAGCTCCACACATTTGCGTTGACCCCGCGCGCATCGGCGGCTGGCCTGCAATTGAGGGAACGCGTATCGGCTACGACGTCATTGCCGATCTTGCCGGAACGCAAGATCCTGATGTGGATTACGTCCGTGAATACTACCCATACCTCACTACATCAGCTGTTGAAAGCGCTATCGAATTCAACAGGCAAGTCGAAGCTATTGCCTGACCAATGTCCCGTAACTCCGACTCCCGCTGCTTTTGCGTTGATGAAAACATCAGCCATGTTATCGCGAAAGCTCTCGATAAGATATATAAGCAGCATAGAATAACAAGCGTGGTCGCATTGGAGCTTAACGGGGCAAAAGACACAGAACTCATCCCCGAGCTCGCGCAGCGCGGCGTACATGTTCTCATCACGCAGGATCGGCGGCAGCTCTTAAATAAAGAGGAGACGCAAGCTCTTATCGATCATGGAATCCATTGGGCAGGCTTCCCTCTTCCCGATGATCCCCCAAAGGGGACAGTACCTGCCTATCAGGCAGAATGTGTGCTTACGCTCATCCCTTACATCATCCACCACTGGGAAAATCTTCCCAGTGCTTATCTCTATGTTCCACAGAAGAAAAAACAAATAACCGTAGCCGCCCTGGGTTCCCAGGGCGGCTGGTAGATGCAGGCTCCTATGAGGGAGAGTTTTTAAGCGCTCCGCTCTCGAAGCGTAGGGCAGACAGCAAGGAAGGGCACCGGCGGCAATTCCCACCGGTGCCCCTCATTACGTCTGTGTGTCTATTTGTGGGGCACGCGGTCGCAGGCATCGAGACCCCACGACGCCAAATCGACATCCGCACCTAAAATGTCAGCTAGCTCGCTCAAAGATGAGCAGCACGCGCGCTCGCGGCTGATAGTGTCGGGGTCAAGAAGCAGGCGTGCAGCCAGTCGGTTGGCTCGCAGCTCTCCGCGTGCGTCTTGACAGGATGTATGGCCGAGCAGGATGTGGGCTAACTCGTGAGCGAGCGTCGATCGCTCGACCGAAGGCCTTAATCCGGCTCTGATCCAGATATGTCTCCCGTCGGTCGCTCCCAGCGCTCCGGCAAGATCTTTCGTGTAGGACACGGGGGTCCCCATAGTCTCAGCAAGTAGGTAGGGGTCTACGGGGCCTTGTAGATTCTTCGCGCCCGCCTCTAGCGCGTTCCTCCACTCCTCTTCATTGAATCGTTTCAGCACGCGTTGAGGATAAGCTCAGATAAGGTCGTTTCCAGAAAGATTCCTGAACAACAAACGTGGTGTCACCCACACGATACAACTACTCCTGAGGCTCCTCGCCAAGAGAATCGAGAAAAGCGTCTTCTCGCGCCTCTGGAGATTCATCCACGCGACGCGCTGCGAGAGAGACCTCCCAATCGTCAGGCAGAGGGACGCTCACATCTGAGTCTGCAGCTGCGCGCGCCTCAGCCTCGGCAGCCAACCGACGCTCCGCCTCAGCGATGGTGCGGCACCCCCGTGAGCCCAGCGCTTCTGATAAAGCGATGACATGGTCAACGCTCGCGGAGCGCTGTCCAGTGAAAATGCGGGAAATTTGCGCTTGGGAAACACCGGAGCGCCGCGCCAACTCTGCGCCGCTAACTCCCATGGCATCTGCGCGCTCGCGAAGGACTGCTGCTACTAGCTCAACGAATCGAGTGGTTGTATCCATGAGCCAAGTATGCCAAGTGGCAACCGCCACAGACAATACCAATTGACAATGCTTGCCAATTGGCATAACTTGGTGCTCATGAAAGCTATACCAAATGGCATACCTGGTGTGATCGAGGCAGCCGCAAAGGAACGCGGACTGTCCCTAGCAGCGCTTGCCGCAAAAACTCGCATGTCATACGACAGTGTTCTGCGAAAAGTGCGCCGACGTGAGCGATCCATCTCAATGGAAGACCTACAAGAATTCGCAGACGCACTAGAGGTTCCCGGATCTGAGCTGATCCGCCGCGCAGAAGAACACGCGCTCGCGGCTTCTGAGGGCGAGGTGGAGTGATGCGTATCTTCGATGGTGAACGCTTTATCTACAGAGTGCGAGGATCTAGTCACTTTAGCGGCACTACGACAGGAGATGACACCCCTCGTACACGCAGCCTCACTTCATCTCTGGGGAACCCCCAGGCCCCCGCCAAATACACGCGAAGCGAAGCGCTAGGGGCGAGAGGGACGGGGAGGTCAGGTTCGACACCTAAAAGTAGGTCGGGGTTAGCGAAGGTGACGGCTTCCACCACGCACGCTTCGGATGCATGGTTCCGTAAAACAAATAGCGCACCGCCTTCTTGGGTGGCTCGAATGTCAATCCTGGGGCTGGCGATCTCGTCGATGGCGTGGATACTTAGGTCTTCTGTAGCACTGGTATCCGCCGCGTCACCGTCACGGATAGCGTTAGCCGCTAACGTGGTATCGGCTTTTGCGGCGATCTCGTGGGTGTCTTTAGCATCCGTCTTGATCGTGCGACGCTTCCTCAGCCAGATAACGGCAGAACCTACTCCGGCAAAAACAGGTACGAGTGCTTGTATCCAGGCGGGTATGCCTGAGATCAGCCATTCCTTCAATTCATCCTCCCCGGTAGGTGACGGCGATTCAGCTACGCCGCCTGGTGACTGTGGTGGGTCTCAGCCTACCGGGGAGGAGCCTAACTCCGAAGAAGCCATGCTCACTGGCGAAAACGAGGTGGCGTGATGGGCGTGAACAAGGTGATCAATACGCATGCGTCAGATCTTCGCGACGAAGTCCCCAAGATCATCGAGACCGACAACCCACGCGATCTCGTCGAGGCGTCCCTCGCAATGTGCATCCAGCACGTGACAGTCACCATCGGCCTCTTGGGATCTCCCGTCGTAGTGATGACACTGCCCTCCACTCTTATCCAATCCACACAGAAGCAGCTTCTCGAAGCACAGCTCGCGCTAGTCGCCGAACTCCAGAACCTCACGCAGCGCGCAGCAAACGGACTGACCACACACAGCGACAACTCCAAGGGAGCCTCAAAATGACCCCCAAATACGTCTCACCGCAGCAAGCCGCCGAATTGACATCGCTGTCAGTCTGGACCATCCGTCGACGCATCGCAGACGGCCAGATCCGCAACTGCCGCCGAACCGGCAAACGGATCCTCATCCCTATCGACCAACTCGAACGTATCGGACGCCCAATGGCGACGGCACAGTCCCTGAGAGGAAGTGCAGTATGACCCTCCCAATCCCCAACTGCGAAACAGCCGACCTCGACACACAAGACCTCGGCGATGACTACGCGATCCAAGACAAAGACAGCGGCGTCATTCTCCTGATGGCCTCACACGTAGATCTGGAGATCTGAGCAATGAAACCCACACTCTCGCAATTCGGGCAGCACCTGCGCCTCTCTTTCGCGATCACGCTCCTCGCAATCGCGCTCCTCCTATCCCTCGCACTCTGGGCACCAGACCACCAAGACGGAATCTCCCTCTGGTGGGCGCTCGCGGCCATTGCGTCGGCTGTGCAGGCGTCGCTCATGCTGCGCGCTCATTTTGCCGAGACGAATATTCGTGGAGGCAACCGATGACACCTCAAGAAATTCTCTCGATTCTGGTCCGCGATTGGATGAAGCGTCAGAGGCTTAGCACGCGAGCCGCTGCGAAGCGTCTCGGAATGGCCGAAATGAGCCTGTGGCGTCGTGTCCACGGACATCGCCAATGGCGTGCAGACGAACTGCTGAGGCTCAGTGATGAGGGGATTCACGTCTCTAGCGAGCTTTTCCACTCTCTTGTCGACGAGGAGGAGATCTCAGCATGAGCGAGCAGAAGAGCACCGGGGAGTGGCGAGAAGATGCGCTCTGTATGCGTCTCGGCCTGCCGACTGACATTTTTTTCGAGGGGCCGATGTATGACCCAATCACCGCCAAGCAGGCGTGCAGGAACTGCCCGGTCTGCCGCGAGTGTCTCGAGGATCAGCTTAGGTATGAGGCGCGCGGCACTGCGCAGACTGCGGGAATTTTCGGATGCCTGACCGCGGATCAGCGAGGCCCACTGCGTAAAAAGCTCCGGGAAGCAATGAAAGAAGACAGAAAGGGGAAGCGCTCATGAGCCGCGGAAAAGTTTACATCTCAGGGCCTATCACAGGCATTGACTTCGGGAATCGCTTCGCTTTCATGGCCGCGAGCTGCGGGCTGGAGCTGTGCGGATACGAGGTCGTCGATCCGAGCGATGTCAAGCTCGATGACGAAGCGTCGTGGAGCGATTACATGCGCGCAGATCTCAAGCTTCTCCTCGACTGCGATTACATCTTCATGCTCGAGGGCTGGGAAGACTCCAAGGGTGCACGTCTCGAGCGCGAGCTCGCAGAGCATCTCGGAATCGAGCAGGTCGACATTGATCAAGAGCGTGAGCGCCTGCTTGCCCTACCACTTCGATCGGTCGCCGATGCTCTCGTCAAAACGTTCAAAGAGAAGAGGGCCGCGGAATGAGCGGAGAAACCGTCATTACGATCGTCGGAAATTTGACCGCTGATCCGGAACTGCGCTGGACGCAAAGCGGAAGCCCGGTAGCTTCGTTCACGATCGCCTCGACGCCTCGGTCTTTCGATCGCCAGTCGGGCGAATGGAAGGACGGGGAGACCCTGTTCATGCGCTGCACCGCTTGGCGTGAAATGGCTGAGAACATCGCCGAGAGCCTTCGCAAGGGCATGCGGACTGTGGTTCGTGGACGGCTCGTGCAGCGGTCTTTCGAGACCCGTGAGGGCGATCGTCGCACTGTCGTTGAGCTTCAAGCCGATGAGGTTGGCGTCTCGCTGCGTCATGCGCGGGCGCAGGTCACGCGCGCTGGAGGCCAAGGCCAGCAGGGCCAGCCCGCAGCGGCCTCTGGCTTCGCTCCCGCTTCCGGGGAGCAGGAATCGTCTAGCGGCTCGGATCCGTGGGCAGAAGCAATGCTGCCCTCTGATCCTCCGTTCTGAGCGCGAAGGAGCGCCCGAAAATGATCGAGACACTTTATCTAGTGATCCCTAAATCTCAGTGGATTACCGCGAATCTCCGGCTTCATCCGATGGCTCGTGCGAAGCGCGTGCGCGCACTGCGCAGGCGCACAGCGATCGAGGCATGCAAGTCAGCGATCTTCTCTTTCAAGGGACGAGTCCGTATCACGGCGAAGATCTACGCGCGCTCGGCGCGTCGCTTCGACCCGAATAATGCCGCCGACACGACAAAAGCGATGGTCGACGGTCTGCGCGATGCTGGCGTCCTCGTGGATGACGATCACACTCATGTGATCGGTCCTGATCACAGGTGGGCGGGTGTCGACAGGAATCTCCCTGTCGGTGCGCACGCTGTCGAGCTGATCATTACCGAGGCGGGCAGCGATGACTAGGAAGACTGATCGCGTCTGCCCGGAGTGTGGAGAAAAGGTCGGCGCGGGAATTGTCAGGCATCCCAGGTGCTTTCAAGAAGCGCTGGAGAAGCGCCTCGGGCCGGTCCCGAAAGCGAAGCTCGTGCCAGGGCGGATGTACTTGCTGAACGGGGGACGGAGGTGAGGCAGGTGGAAGTGAAACGTGATCCGCGCGCTCCCAAGATTTGCGAATCGTGCGGGGGTGTGATCAATCCGGTCACAGGCGAGTGCCGATGCAGCGACTAGCAGAAAGACCCAGAAGAGAAAGGAGGAAGCCAGATGTCATGGGTGCGCGTAAGCGACGACGCAATGTCTCACCCACGTCTAATCGACGTGTATGAGGTAGAGGAAGGCTCGCAGACCAATCGCCTCGAGATCTTCGGCTTCTTCATGGGTCTAGCAACCTATTCTGCGAAGCAGCTGACAGACGGAATCGTGAGCAGGGGCGTGGCTTACAGTCTCGCTTCTCCCGATCGTGCGGATCTGCTCCTGCGCGTCTGTGAGGCTCTCGGGCTGATCGAATGGGTCGAGGTTGACGGGCAGCGGAAGATCAAGCTCTTCACATCCGAAGATTTCATCCACCTGCTGTCTAAAGCCGAGGTCGAGGCGCGTCGGAATCGCAGTCGTGAGAATCGAGATCCGAAGTTGAAGAGCGCGGTCATCTTCCGTGACGGCGACCTTTGCCGCTACTGCGGCGTTCCGGTCCGCTGGACAGGGCCGATTGGCTTCAGCTCCGGCACTCTCGACCACGTCGACCCGACGTCTGTCGGCTCGGCAACCGTCGACGGCCTCGTCGTCGCCTGCCATCAGTGCAATTCCTCGAGGCAGGACGCGCGAGCCGAATTTGACGAAGCTCATCCGCTTCGTGAGGTCCCCGCCGATCCCTATTACAGTCAGTGGTCGGCAGAGTTTCTCAATCGCAACGGCTACGAGGTCCAGCCTTCCTCGGAACCGCCGAAGCCTATCTCCTCAGACGCGCAGAAGACCTGCGACGTCCCGGGAGAGGACACAGGTGTTGATCCGGAAGGCAGCGAGCGCGCACAAGCGAGGCACAGAGTCGATCCCGGCGAGACTGATCATCTCGCGTCCGCGGATCCTCACACCACGCCGAGCAGCGCTCCCTCAGCCGTCGAGGTAGATCCCGGCGAGATCGATCATCTCGCGTCCGCGGATCCCTCACGCGAACCAAGGGAGATTCTGCCGCCACCGACTGTGAGTCCGAACCGAGTCCGGACTCAGTCCGAACTAAGTCCGAACTCTAGTCCTCACATGAGGGGTATCAGAGAGGACTTCCTCGGGTCGGGTCGGGTCGGGTCGGATAGAGACCGGGTAGAGACCGGGCAGAGACCGGTCCGGGTAGACACCGGTCCGGGTAGAGACCGGGCAGGGGAGGCCCAGACGCCCACACAGGGCAAGACAAGACACAGCAGACGTAAGAGGAGGAAGTGATCTCATGGGTGAGTTCTGCCCAATTACGGGAGAGCCTTTGCAGCCAGGGCAATCGGTGAGCAGGGGAGCAGTGCGGAAATTCCACACATACATTAAGACGCTTCCCTCTCTTATGGCTGATGTTGATTACGCGCTCGCGGCAGCTCGAGGAGACGGAGGAGGAGCACAGGCATGCATGCCTAAAGCTCCGATTAATCTTGCTCTTCTCGACGAGGCAGCAGAGATGATCGACGCGGTTAACACGTGGGCAGTCGAGTGGATGACTCACCTGTCGGGGGAGGTTCCTCGGATCTTCGTCGCAGGAGATTGGACCTTCATCGCGAGGATCTTCTCCTGCCAAGAAGGGAAGTTCGCGCGCTGGGAAGATGCTCCGGCTTGTATCGACGAGATTATCTACGTGCTCGATCGGCTCGAGTATTTGATCTCGAAGCCGTCTCCGACAGAGAAGATCATGATCCGATGCAGCGCCTGTCAGCTCTTCTACTCCGTACCTGCATCGAAGCTCGCGAGCCGCTGCCCATCGTGTGGAGCGCAGGTAGACACGAGCGAGGGACGGGATCGATGCCTCGAAGCCCTCTACGACGTACCCGTGTCGATCGGCGAAGCAGTCCTCGCATGCCGCTTGTACGGGGTCTTCCTAAAGATTGAGACCGTCCGATCGTGGGTCAAGCGCGGTCACCTAACCGCGAGCGCGGAGACCTCGACGGGAAAGGGGCTTTTTAGCCCGCGTTCGGTTGTCGAGGCTTCTTTGGTGCGGGGGCGTTGAAATGGAGCACGGGGAGCGTGATCTTCTTCAAGAACAGGGGCCGATTATTCCGCTGCGGTTTTCGTATGCGGTGGAGCATCCGGGCGGGGATGTCGTCGAGTGGTTCTGGGAGGGGCCAATGGTTCACGGACGCGAATTTGATCTCTTGGATCAGCTCTGGGCGTTTGAGATGGCTGTCAGGTATGAGGCGCGTCGAGTGGCGAAAGCGGAACCGCTGGCGTTTAAGAAGTTTCAGAAAGTGAGAAAGACATGGTAGACATGACGGCTTGGGCGGAGCTTCGAGAATCGCTCCGCGAGGCTTTGGATGCTCTGGAGAACGCGAAGGAATTGATTCCTTGGGAGGACTCTGCGCAGTGCCCGGAAAGGATCTCGCTGCGGTTGCGCAGTGCCTCTGTGCAAGTGAGCGAGGCTCACGTGTTTGTCGGCGATGTCCTAGAGGGCGGCGATGCAGCATGATCCCGGTGGTTGATCTTTTCGCAGGCGCGGGCGGTTTGACTGAGGGCTTTGCGTCTTTGGTCGATTCCGAGGGCGCGCCGGTTTTTCAGCCGGTGATGTCGGTTGAGAAGGATCCGGATGCTTGCGAGACTTTGCGTCTGCGTGCGTTCCTTAGTCGAATCGCAGATAAGGAACAAGGGCTACCGTGGGAGTATGAGCAGTTTTTACGCGATCGCGATCCGCGAGCGCTGGATTGCTTGAAGAAACGCTTCCCGATCGCGTGGACTGGGGCGCGCTGCGAGGTTATCGAGGCTGAACTTGGGGATGCTGATCCGGTGCTGATTGAGATGGCTCGGATGCGTGTCAAGGCCGCGTCTCCGTCTGGGATGTGGGTTTTGGCCGGAGGGCCTCCCTGTCAGGCCTATTCGACGGCGGGGAGGTCTCGGAGGAAGCATGATCCGTCGTATGCGGGGGATCCGCGGCTCCGGTTGTATCAGTCGTTTATGAAATTCGTCCAAATGCTTCGGCCTCCTGTCGTGGTCTTCGAGAATGTCGTGGGGATCTTGTCCGCGAAAGTTGACGGGGAGTCGGTGTTTACGCAGATTGTCCGCGATTTCATGTGGGCAGGTTATAGCGTCCGTTCCGTTGTCGATCCGTGCCCGGCGATGTCGCGTGATTATATTGTCGAGTCGGAAAAGTTTGGGGTACCGCAGGCGCGGCACCGTGTGATTCTTCTTGCTGTCAGGCGTGGTCGTGGTTTGCTTCCGGGGGTCTTGCGTGAGCGTGCGGCATCGTCGGTGCGTGATGCTTTGGTTGGTTTGCCGAAGCTCCACGGGGTCGCCAGTTATCCGCATGGGGAATGTCTTCCGCGCTTTGAGGAGTGGAAGAAGCTGGCTCCTGAGCCGATCGCAAAGATTGTCCGGGACGCGATGATCGCTCCTTATGCGATCTTGTCGGAAGCGAATGAGATTGTTCGCGGCCAGGGCAAGCTGCAGGCGTGGTATCGAGGCAAGCTAGATGGCTCGAAGGCCCTTGAGGGGCACGCGGCTCGTACAGTGCGCACGGAAGATATGGAGCGCTACATGTTTGCCGCGGCTTTCGCGCAGGTCAAGGGCAGGTCGCCTCGGCTCGAGGAAATGCCTCGGTGCCTGTGGCCGAATCACGCAAACCTTGATGACGTTGATGGGGATTCGAGGCCAGCTTTCAACGACCGATACTACGTGCAGGCGTGGGGGAAGCCCTCGTCGACGGTCACGGCTCATATCGCTAAGAGTGGTCATCATTTCATCCATCCGGATCCGCGGCAGAGGAGGAGCTTGACGCTTCGGGAGGCCGCGCGGCTCCAGACCTTCCCTGATGATTTCGTCTTCATGGGCACAAAGACTGCGCAGTTTCGGCAGGTCGGGAATGCCGTGCCTCCGCTGCTCGCGCAGCAGATCGCGCAGGTCGTCGCCAAGACCCTCGGCGTTGAAGGCTTCGGCTACTTCGATAGCACCGAAGACGAAGACAATGAGGAGGACGCGGATGCGCCGAAGCTTTTGGGCGTGGATATGTTCCTCGATGCGATTTACGAGTTTACAGACGGCATCAACGGCATGTTCGTTAAAGTGGCCGAAGGCCTTGACAAGCTGGGTGCACCGCGTTAGTGTGATACCGTAGCGTTATAGCTGTAGGAAAGCCTGTCTCGAGAGAAAACGAGGCAGGCTTTTCTCATACCCTCCGGGGCCTCCCGCTTAGGTGGGGGGTGGTCTTTTTGGGTAGGGGTCTCCACATATACCCCGGGGGGTGACGCTGCGTTCTATGCCCGCCGATGCGCGGGCTCGCAAACCATGAAATCAAAGCCTTAGCCTTCCGGCAGGAGACGGGAGGGGCAGGGGTGTCACGGACGGGGACAGCTCAATACTTCCACTGGCGGAAGCGGGTCCTTACCGAGGCGAAGAATCGCGGCGTGACTCACTGTCCGTTCTGTCATTGCCTTCTCGATTACGAGCGGACGCGGCTTCCGAATTCTGCCGAGCCGGATCACATTCTCCCGGTGCGTTGGGGCGGAAAGAATACGCTTGATAATGGCCGCGTGATCTGTCGACGATGCAATCAATCGCGCGGATCTAACGTCGCGCCGAAGCTTTCTGCGCCTCGACGATCGTCGGTTGATGTCGATTGGTAGTCGTTTTCGAGGCTTTTCGAGGCTTTTTGATAAAAACGCGGTTGTTGGAAACGTTGGAATTCCGCGGTTTTGGGGGCACTACCCCCTCCCCCCACCTCGGACTAGCGCCCACGAGGTATAGCGAGATACCCCCCCGTTATTTCGGGCTTCGACCTCGAAAACTGGTCGGAGGGCCTGAACGGTCGGTAGGGGATCGCGTGGGGCGTCTGTGGGGTATCTGATGGTAGCGCTCGCGGCCTTTTGGCTTATTTATTGAGGTTTGGGGGTGTTTTGCGTTGGGGAAGAAGAAAAAGACTGAAGACTCTAAGCCCTCCTTTGACCCTCAAGAAGCGCGCCTTCGCCTTCTCGAAACGACCCTCGTGTCGATCGAATACGCCGACGCGGGCCAGCGCGCTCCGCTTGTCCGCGAAGCCAGGGCGCTGATTACCGACATCGCTGGAGTGCAGAAACCACAGGTAGAAGCGGAAGCAGCATCGGGAGGAGGCGACGCGGTTGTCGACTTCCAAGCTCGATTGGCGAAACAACGATCAGCATCCGCGGCTCCACGTCGCCGACGGACGTCGGGCTAAAAGCTTCGGGCAACTCGCGGGGGACTTCGCCTCGCAATTCGGCTTGACGCCTGATGCTTGGCAGGATCTCGTCTTAGAAGACTGGCTCGCTGCGAATGGCCGCGATGAGTGGAAGCATCCGATCGCTGGCCTGTCCCTGTCTCGGCAAAACGGGAAGAATGCGCTCCTCGAGATGCGCGAATTGTTCGGCCTCGTCCTGTTAGGGGAGAATATCCTCCACTCGGCACATGAAGTGAAGACAGCGCAGGCTCACTACCGGCGGTTCAAAGAATTTTTCGGGGTCAAGGCCAACGACGAGAATGCCCGGTATCCCGAGCTTAATGCCATGGTGGAGCAGGTCCGCAATGTCAACGGGCAAGAAGCCATCATCCTCAAGACCGATCCGGAGAAGGGCTGGCACGGAGGCTCGCTGCGAGTCGTCGCACGATCGAAATCTTCGGGCCGTGGTTTTACAGCCGATCTCATTGTCCTCGACGAGGCACAGGAACTGACTGAGGATGCTCTTGAAGCCCTCATGTCGACAGGCTCTGCCGGTCACCTCGGAAATTCACAGGTGATCTACACGGGCACCGTCCCGGGGCCGAATGCAAACGGCGCGATCTTTGCCCGCATCCGCGATCAAGCTTTATCGGATCATCCCGGCGCGATGTGCTGGCATGAGTGGAGTCCAGATCCGGATGCTCCGGTGAATCTCGACGATGTCGAATTGTGGAAGGCGACTAATCCCGGCTTCGTCGCAGGACGAATCAAAAAAGCCTTCATCGAGGCAGAACGCCAAACCTTGAGCGACGAGGGCTTCGCTCGCGAACGTTTGGGCATGTGGCCCGCGCACGCTGGAGCTTCTCGCGCGATCGACCCCACGACATGGACAGCCTCCACCGCCGACGCACCAGCCGACGGCATCCGCTCCTTTGCCGTTGCTTTCAGCGCCGACGGGAAGCGGCAGGCCCTCGCAGGAGCCTTGAAGACTGGCAAGGGTCTCGATACGAAATTCCATATCAACGTCATCGACACCTATACAGGGGCAACTGATGACGGCGTATCAGCCGTCGCATCGTGGCTCGCAGAGCGAAAAGACCGGGCCGCTCAAATCAACATTGTCGGCGGCTCCGGCGCGCTCGCCTTGGCGGATGCTCTCGAAGCACGAGGCGTCTCAAAACGTCTCGTCCACATCATGACAACGAAGGAATACTTCCAGTCTTGCTCGCTGCTTTTCGAGGGCCTGCGGGATGGCCGGATTACTCATCCCGAGGGCGACCCCGAAGACGCACTCAACGGCTCTGTGGCCGTCTGTGACAAGAAAATCCGCTCGCGCGATGGCTCGTGGGGATGGGAAGCCTCCACTCCAGACGGCGACGACACACCTCTCGAAGCAGCGTCTGCAGCAGTTTTGGCTGCAAAAACAACGAAACGTCGACCCGGTAAGAAAGCGAGGGCACTTTGACCGCGAAGAAATTCATGATCGCGACTCCCGTCGCTTTCCCAACACCCAACGTGCTAGGGCTCACTGGTCCAGAGCTAGAGGCTCTCGGCCAACTCATCGAGCTTTGGCGCGTCAAGCAGCCGCGAAACCGCTTGCGACAGGCCTACTTGGACGGGATCGTCCGTCCCGATAACCTCAATATTGCTGTTCCCGACGACATGGTCGAGCAGCTCGGAGCGGTCATCGGCTGGCCGCGGAAAGTGGTCTTCGGTCTGTCGGATCTCTTGATCTGGGACGGCGTGACCGCAGCAGGGGGCGAGGAGAATCCTTTCGGGATCAACGACCTGCTCGCGGAGACGTCTTTCGATCTTGAGATCGCCCAGACGATCCCATCCAGCCTCACGCACTCCGTCGCTTTCCTGACCCTCCGTCAGGGCGTAGGGCCGGGAGAGCCTCCCGTGATCATCCAAGGCCATTCGGCGGACTGGGCGACGGGCCTCTGGGATCGGGTACGTCGTCGCCTCTCTTACGGTCTGACGATCGATGACGTCGATGACGCTGGCCGACCGACGCGCATGACGCTTTATACGGTTGATTCGACCTACGTCATCGTGCCCTTCCCCGATGGGAATTGGGAGGTCGTGCATGCCGAGCTACACGGCATCGGCGCGCCCATGATGGAAGCACTGCCTTTCGAGCCATCCCTCGACCGGCCAATGGGGCGCTCGCGGATCTCGCGAGACGTTATGAGTATTACGCAGCGGGCGATGCGAACCGTGCTGCGGGAGGAGCTTGCGACTGAGCTTTTCACTGCTCCGGGAATCCTCCTCTCCGGCGTCGACTCCGACCTGATTGACGATCTTCGTTCGTGGGACTGGAAGCTCGGCACCGTCAAGACCATCTCCAATGGCGAGGAACCTGAAGGCCCGAAGGTGACTGTCCTGCCGCAGCAGTCGTCTCAGCCTTTCACCGAACAGATGCGCGCACTAGCGACCGAACTCGCGGGCGTGTCGTGTATGCCTGTCTCTTCTCTCGGCGTCGTGCAGGATAATCCCTCCTCGGCTGAGGCTCTCTACGCGGCTAAAGAAGAATTGGTCATCAAAGCGAAGAACGCGCAGCGCGTCTACGACGGGGCACTCAGCCGGATTTATATGCACGCTGTGATGCTTCGCGATGGCTTAGATGAGGTGCCCGATGGGATCCGGACTCTTGCGACGCGCTGGGGTGACCCGGCGCATCCGTCGATCGTCTCACAGTCCGACGCAATCGTGAAGCAAGTAGCTGCTATGCCCTGGCTCGCATCCTCGCCGGTGATCCTCGAGGAACTGGGATACAGCTCGTCCCAAATTGCCCGGCTCATGTCCGATAAGCGCCGAGCCGAGGCCTCGGGGCTCTTAGAAAAGCTTGCCTCTGCCAGCCCGACCAACGTCGGGAACCAGCCAACCGAATAAAGGTAGATCGGAGGGCGTGTGGATATCGGGGACGTGAAAAAGCTTGCCGCTGCCAATCGTGAGGCTGCTAAGATCGCGTCCGATCGTGTGTGGCAGCTTTGGGAAAGTCTGGAGGCTCTCGATACAGATACTCTCGGCGAGACACTGCGAGAGCTTTATCCCCGTCTCGTCGAAGAACACGCAGAAATGGCTGCCTCGGCTGCTCTCGAGTGGTACGAGGAAGCGCGTACAGCAGCTGGCATCACCGCGCAGTATTCTCCGGAGATCCCCGCGAACCTCATTGACTATCCCAAGACGACGCGCGTAATCGAAGAGGCGATCGCGGCGATCGACCAGCGAGGCCGAGCGACAGCGGTGAAGATACTCCAGCAGCGCGCTAAGCAGCTCGTAACTAGCGCGGGTCGGGAGACAGGGGCCTCGCTTGCGCGTCGTGATCCATCTGAACCGCGATACGCTCGTGTGCCGACAGGCGCGACGACGTGCGCATGGTGCATCATGTGGGCAGGCCGAGGATTCATTTACAAGAACGAGGAAACGGCACGATTTACACGGTCGCACAGCGATTGCGATTGTCAGATCGTGCCATCGTGGTCGAGCAACCCTCTGATTCGAGGATATAACCCGAGCGGCTACGAGGCGATGTACAAGGCTGCTAAAGAAGACCTCCTTTTGGAGGGTGCTCTTGGCGATGAAAAAAGCATCGCTGCGCGTATACGCATGCTCTTCGCGAAAGAAGCCAGCGATGGGCATCCTATCCCTAACGTTTCTAGAGATGGGACACTGCAACGATCCAAGATTGAAGCTGATCGTAAAAAAGCGATCGCTGCTCTGAAAGCGCGAGGGCTGACTCCCGGGAAGGACGGTTTGATCCCGCCGAGAGGGATGACACAAGCTCCTGAATCTTGGCCTCAAGATCTCTTGCCTCTGCGGGCGAAAGAATGGAGGCACATTCTCTACGGGCTCGATCAATCGGGCGGGCACGCGCACGGCTACGGCTGGCGGTTCGGCGGAACGGAGTTCCCGCGAAGCTGGACGGGGGAAGATATCCTGCAAGCAGCAGAGACGCTTTTGCGCGAGCACGGAGTGATCGAAGATATTATCCGCGCCTCGATCGAAGGGCGAGTGAACGGAGTGCTAATACGAGTTGCTTACCGAAATGACGCGAAAATGAGACGTATTAAAACTATCACCGCGCTTGAAGAGTAGGTAGACTGGACGCATGGCAGCAGATACGACAACACAGTTCGTGCTCGACGCAATCGAGGCACTTGACGCGGTTGACGCGCAAGAAGCGGTCGCGTTTTTACGTATGATGCTCGATTGTGATGGCCCTGATGTCGACGGGGCCGTGACGTCACTCATCGATTACGACATCGTCTCCCCAGACTGGGTAGAGCGGCTGCAAGAAGTCAATCGCAACGCATCGGGACTTTACGACGAAGAACTCGCTGAGCTTCGCGAAGGACTCGCGCTCAAACGAAAATCAGTAGCGTAATCCCGCTGCCTCAGTAAACCAAGAAACCCCACCGCGACTTGCGAGTGGGGTTTTCTCATGCCACCCGCACCTGCATAGGAGCGGGTTTTCTTATACCCATCCGCATGGAAGGAAACAAAATGTTCGTAGGAACCACAGCACAGGGGCCTGCAGATGAAAAGACTGTCGAAGCTGCGCAGGCAGCCTCCGACGTTGCTGAATCTACGCAGGCTACCGGATCTCAGGAAACCGCTGCGAAGCCGGAGGCCGAGACCCCGGCAGAAGCACCGGCAGGCGACGCCGAAGCTCCCGAAGAAGACTGGAAAGCACACGCCCGACAGTGGGAGCGACGCGCCAAGGCCGATCGCAAACAGGTCGAGTCTTTGATGGCCGCGATCTCAGATAAGGACGCGACGATCGAGGGCCTCCGCACTGAAGTCGCTGAACGCCAGCGTGCTGCCGAGCGCGCAGAAAAGATCGCTGCAGCTGCTTCCGAATACGGCGTGCCCGCTGATCTGATCCGAGGAGACACGGACGAGGAGATCACAGAGTATGCGAAGCGCCTCGCAGACTGGCGCGGCGAAACTCCCGCGCCTGTGGTTCCGAAGCTCTCAGACTCCGGCGCAGGGGCTTTCCCCGCGCGCCCGGCAAATCTCTCGATCGACGATCAGATTCTTGCCGCGCAAAAGGCCGGAGATTTCAAGGAATCGTCCCGACTCAAGGCAATCAAACTCGCGCAGCTCGGACGCTCCTAACAATCCCATCAACACACACTCTTCTCTTTAAGGAGTTCCTTTCATGGCAACCATTTCCGAAATGGCAACCACCTACAATTGCCCGAACTACGTCGGCGAACTCTTCTCGGCCTCTCCCGAGGACACGCCGCTGCTTTCCGCGATCGGTGGCCTGACCGGCGGAGAGTCCGTCGGATCCACCGTCTTCACGTGGGAAGGCTATGACCTGCGCGATGCTGATGCTACTCGTCAGCGCACCGAAGGCGCAGACGCAACCGCTCTCGAGGCCCGCGCTCGCTTCTCAGCATCCAACGTGCTTGAGATTCATCAGGAAGCCGTCGCGGTGTCTTACACGAAGCTTGGCGCTACTCGTCAGGTCGGCTCCGGCACCGGCGCAACTCAGGTGACCACCGGCACCATGCCCGCCGACGAGCTTGCTTGGCAGGTCGAGCAGAAGCTCAAGGAAATCGCTCGAGACATCGAAAAGTCTTTCCTCACCGGCGTCTTTGCTCAGCCGACCACCAACGCGACTCCTCGCAAGACTCGCGGTCTGATCTCGGCGATTACGACCAACACCGCGACGTCGACCCACAAGGCTTCTCAGCTCACCGAGGACGAGATCCTCGATCTCATGCAGAAGGTCTGGTCTGCGGGCGGTATTCAGGAGTCCGAGACCCGCACCATCATCGTCAACGCCACGCTCAAGCGCGCGCTGTCTCGCATCTTCATCAAGGAGGCGAATTTCCGTCAGTCCGATCGCACCGTGGGCGGCGTCAACCTCCAGACGGTCGAGACTGACTTCGGAACCTGCAACGTGATGATCAATCGCTACATGCCGGTTGACAAGCTTGTCGTTGCTTCTCTCGAGCAGCTCAAGCCTGCCTTCCTCGAAGTGCCCGGAAAGGGCCACGTCTTCGCCGAGCCTCTCGCAAAGACCGGCTCCGCGGACAAGGTGCAGCTCTACTGCGAGACCGGCTTGATCTACGGCAACGAGAAGGCACACGGCGTCCTCACCGTGGCTCAGGGCTGAGAAAGGAACCGCTGAAACATGGCTAAGAAGAAGACACCAATGGTCACACTCACCTGCCCGGAACATCCGGAACTTCTCGTCACTTTCCCGCGCGTGGAATTCCACGACGGCACCGCCCAAACCGACGAAACCACAGCCCAAACCATCCTCGACGAACTCGGAGACGACTACGGCATCGCGCTCGCGGCTTCGGCTCCCGTCGAGGAGGAGTCTCCTGTGGAGGAGGAGTCTCCTGTGGAGGAGGCTCCGGCTGAGGTTGTCGAAGGCTAGTAGAAAGGAGAGGGAGGCAGATGCCAAGCCCTGATAACCAAGCGGAGGCGTTTGCCTCCCTCACCGACTACGAGGCAATGTACGGCGCGGTTCCCGCGTCGGATCGTCAGACGATCACTGCGCAGCTCCAGCGCGCCTCTCGCATCGTGCGCGACGAGTTGGCTTACGCGGGGATCGATGTCTACGCCGAGCGCGCAGCGGGCAAGATCCGAGCCGACACGCTCACGGACGTCGTCTGTGACATGGTGAATTATTCGGCGCGCCAGCAGGCTGGAGGCGTCCTCCCGGGCGTCACGCAGGCGACTATGACGGGCGGGCCTTATAGCCAGTCGTACACGCTTTCCAGCCCGGCTGGGAGCTTGTCTTTCACACGGCTCCATCGCAAGCGTCTGGGGATTCATGCGAGTCGCTTTGTCTCGGTCGACACGATCGGCGGGAAGCGATGATCCAGGGCGAGACTGTCCAGATTTCACGCGCGTCGATCGCGTATACCGACGCATATGGCGAAGCCAATATGGAGTGGCACCTCGCGGAAACTGTCGAGAACGTTTTAGTTGCCCCGGGGAATACAGCTGATCTTGAGCCGGGGATGCGTCCAGACGGAGACTCGATCAGTTTGACTCTTCATTTCCCGAAGACTTTCACCGAGTCTCTCCGCGGCGCGCGCGTCTTCGTGCGCGGAGAGACATGGGAAGTAATCGGTGATCCTCAGCCGTACACCGATCAGAACGTTCCCGGGGCGTGGAATCGCCCGGTCACGGTTCGTCTCGTAGAGGGGTGAAGCGCTGTGGGTAATCAGGTGAAGATCGAGCTGAATAACGCTGCTTTGCGCGAGCTCGCGACTCCCGCAGTCGTCCGCGCTGGCGAGGCGATCGCCAGGGCAGCAGGCCCGGGCTTTGTATTTGACCTCAAGCAAGGCAAGCGACGACCGCACGGAGTTGTTAAAGCAAAGACTTTCGAGGCGCGCCGACGCAACCGCAAGGAAAACGCGCTTCTAAAGGCAGTCGGAGCAGGAAGGATCTAACGACATGGATTCAACCGCGCTCCTGCGGAAGATGCTGGAAGTATATCTCTACCCGGTGAAAGCTTTCGTGCAGGTCCCGGCAACGCGGCCTGAAAAGTTCGTGACGGTCGAGCGCACCGGCGGGAAGATCGACGCTTTCTCAGATTCGCCGACTTTCGCTGTGCAGGCGTGGGCGCCGACTAAGGCGGAGGCCGCGGCCCTCGCAGAGCAGACCGCGTCAGCGATCGACAGCTGGCCGATGACAGAGCCATCTGTCGCCGACGCGACTGTCGAATCCCTCTACGACTTCGCGGATCCCGACAGCCGGAGCCAGCGATTCCAGCTCACCGCACACGTCATTGTATTCAACACGAGCCAGCCTGTGGCTGCTCCTCCTCCCATCGAAGAGTGGGATCACCTCTGATCCCCTCGCACACAGTTTCCCCCTTTTAGAAAGGACACCATCACATGGCACAGTCAACAGCAGGTCTCGTCACTACCGCTAAGCCTCAGAAGGGCGGAGCAGTCTCCTCAGCTCCTCTTGGCACTGCGATCCCCGCCGACGCGGCAGCAACGCTGAACGCTGCTTTCGTCAAGCTCGGATATGTCTCGGAAGACGGCCTCACCAACGGCAACGAGAAGGACTCCGAGGATATTAAGGAATGGGGCGGAGATACCGTTCTTTCCGTCGGCACTGGCCGCAAGGAGACTTTCCAGCTGACTTTCATCCAGTCTCTTGATCCCGATGTCCTCAAGGAAGTCTACGGCCAGGAGAACGTCAAGATCGCGTCAGGTAGCAAGCTCGTGACCGTGGATCACAACGCGAAGGATATGCCGCACCGCGTCTTCGTGATCGAGATGATCATGGCAGGCGGTTACATCAAGCGCATCGTAATTCCCGATGGTCAGGTGACCGAGGTCGGCGACGTCGTCTACAAGGCGGGCGAAGCAGTCGGATACGAAACCACGATCACCGCGTATCCGTCAGCTGTGATCGACGGTTCCACCGCTCGTGAGTACATCGCGGCTGTCTCGGGCGGCGTTCTGCCTGCCTGATCCCGCACACATCATTTCTGATTAATCCCCCGCACAGAAAGAAATAATCACATGGCAATCCACACCATTAAGGGCGTCAAGCTCAACCTCAAGCCTGAGCAATTCGATGACATGGAGCTTCTTGAGCAGCTCGGAGAGATCCAAGACGGGAACCCGTTGGTCTTCCCGAAGGTCATGCTTCGGCTCGCGGGAGGCTCTAAGAAGAAGCGCGATGAGATTTATGACGCTCTGCGCGATAAAGACGGGCGCGTCTCCGTCGAAGCCGCATCCGAATTCTTCATGAAGGCAATGCAGGCTGCAGCCCCAAAATCGCAGTCTTCGCAGGACTAGTCCTCAACTATCCAGACGAGCTGGAAGCGGATTTCATCCGTTACTTCCAGAAATCATGGAGGGACTTCGATTACAAGACAGCGGTCAGGCTGGCGAGTGTAATTGCTCGCCAGCCTGAATCATGGGCGCACCGCGCGGCCAATCCCGATTGGGAGTGGGGAGTCTCAGAACACCTCGAGGCTCACCAAGCAGACGTGCTGATGACGCTCTTGTGGTCGAAGACCAAGGACGCGGCCTCGGGCAGGAATGCTCCGAAGCCGATCCCGCGCCCACACGTGGGCGAACGCGAATCGGTCGAGGCTGTCGAGGAGGTCTCTCCGGAGGCCATCGACGCCTATCTGTCTCTCCCGCGAACCGCGATCGATCCGGAAGAGACGCAGTGAAAATCTAAATAGAGAGGGTGGACCCAAGTGGCAGAAGCCGGAGCAGACCTCGGAAGCGCATGGCTCAACGTCGTCCCGTCATTCAACGGAATGAAACGCGAAATCGCGAAGGAACTCGGCGGCGTCGATGTCACTGGATCCACCTCCTCGTGGGGCTCGCGCCTCGGCGAGTCCCTCACTCGCGGCATCGGCGGCGCGCTGGAGACGATCGGGAAGCTTGGCCTCGGCGCGACAGCTGCAGCCGTCGGCGGGATCGGCGCGGCCCTCGGCGCGTACATTCCGGAGGCCATCAAGGCGTCGGATGCTACGGATAAATTCCAGAACACGCTGAAATTTGCTGGGGTCGACCCGGGGAAGATCAAAGATCTGACTGCTGCAGCCCAGAGCTATGCAGACAAGACCATCTATGATCTGCAGGATATCCAGTCGATGACGTCGAAGCTGGCCGCGAACGGCGTCAAGGGCTTCGATAAATTGGCCGAGGCGGCGGGCAACCTGACCGCGGCGGCTGGCGGCGGCAAGAATGAATTCGCTGCCTTCGGTTACGCGATGGTCCAAGTCAATGCAGCCGGTCGCTTGATGACTCAGGACTGGAATCAGATCGCGAATGCGATCCCGGGCGGCGCGGGCAAGATCATGCAGGCGCTCAAGGATATGGGCGCCTATACCGGCGACTTCCGCGACGCGATGGCTAAGGGCAAGATCTCAGCCGAGGATTTCAACAAGGCAATCACGCAGCTCGGCTTTGACGAGGTCGCTATCAAGGCAGCTCAGTCGGCGACGACTTTCGAGGGCGCGTGGGGCAATCTCGAGGCCTCGCTGAATAAAGAGCTGACAGGCTCTCTCAAAGAAGTCAAGAAGCCGATGACCGAGCTAATTAATGCTGTCGCCGACAATCTGGTCCCTCAGCTGGGGGAGAAGCTGGCTCCTGCAGCGCAGAGCGCTGCGGGCTGGATCCAGCGTCTAGCGGACTCGGTCAAGAGCGGCGAAACCAACATTAAGTCCCTTAAGGGTCAGCTCGAGGCCGTCACTGGCGGCTTCGGAGCGATGCTCGCGGCTGGCGCGGGCTTGAAGAATTTCCAGCAAATCGCTGGCTTCTTCGGCGGAATCGACGGCGCACTGGGCAAAGCCTCCGGATCTGTCGTCGATTTCGCCAAGGGAATGCCCGAAGCAGGCAAGTCTCTCGCCTCCCTCAAGAATCTCCCCGGTGAAGTGACCGGCGCTTTCGGACAAATGTCCAAGCGTGTCTCGGCGGCTCGTTTTGAGATGACCGGCGTCTCCGACGGCTTCTTCGACACGCTTTTCGGAGGCACGCGCCTCGGCTCCGCTCTCTCGGCAGCTAATGGAAAGCTCAGCTCCGGCATGGGCGTCCTCAAAGGCACGGTCTCGCAGTCCGCGTCTTTCGTGGGCCGTGGCTTTGAGGGCGTCGCCGAGCGCATGGCACCGGCAGTCTCCCGGATCGGCGGGGTCGCGTCGTCAATCGGCGGGAAGATCACCGGCCCTCTGGCACCGATCGGTGCGCGCGTGCGCGGTGCGTTCGCGCCTCTGGGCGCGGCTTTCGACGGATTCGGAGCGAAGCTTTCTGGCCTCGCGCCGAAGGCGAGCCAGTCGCTCGGCAAGCTCGGCGGCTTGTTTGCTCCCGGTCGAATGTTGAAGTTCCTGTCGTTCGGCGGCTTGGCTGCTGCTGCTTTCGCTGGCATCGGCGCGATCGTCCAGCAGGGCGGAGTAGAGCTGGTCGCCCAGATCGGCAAGACTCTGCAGGGCCTGCCAGGGCAGATCGCACTCTACGGAGACAAGATCGCGCAAGCCCTTCCCGAGGCCCTCGCGACCGGCACGAATATCGTCACGATGGTCATCAACGCGATCACACAGTCGATGCCGCAGCTGTCTAACGCTTTCGGGAAGATCGTCCCGGCCTTGGTCAAGGGCCTCTCGGACGCGCTCCCGGTGCTCCTGCCAGCGGTCGCTCAGATGCTCACCGCGATCACGACAGCGCTTGTGGAGAACGCTCCGATGCTGATCGAATCGGGCCTCCAGCTCCTCCAAGGGCTGGTCGATGGTATCTTCGCGGCCCTCCCGATCCTAATCTCGGCGCTCCCGCAGATCATCACGACCTTCATGAATGGTCTGCTGCAGGGATTGCCGCGCATCCTCGAGATGGGCACGCAGCTCCTCCAATCGATCATCGACGGTATCTTACAGACGCTGCCTGCTTTGATTGCGATGCTCCCGCAGATCATCACGACAGTGATCAACGGCTTGGTGCAGGCGCTCCCGCAGATCATTCAGGCAGGCGTCGGCATGCTGAACGCACTGATTAATGGTCTGATTCAAGCGATCCCCATGCTGATCGAAGCGCTCCCCACGATCATTACGACGGTTGTGGATACTCTCCTCGCGAATCTTCCGATGATTATTGAGGCGGGTATCCAGCTTCTGATCGGAGTGATCACGGGTATCGTGCAGGCGATTCCTCAGCTGATCGCGATGCTCCCGCAGATCATCGTCACGATCGTTACGATGCTCGTGCAGAATATTCCGAAGATCATCTCCGCGGGTATTCAGATCCTCGTCGGCCTCGTGACAGGTATCGTGCAGGCGATCCCGCAGATCGGCGGAGCGATCGCACAAGTCGGCTCAAGCATCATGAGCGCAGTCGCGGGATTCCCACGGATGCTCTTTGAGTCCGGTAAGAAGATCATCTCCGGTTTGATCGATGGTATTAAGTCGATGTTCTCGAGCGCGAAGAACGCGGTCTCCGGTTTCTTGTCCGGTATCCGTAATCTCTTGCCTTTCTCCCCGGCTAAAGAGGGGCCTTTCTCAGGTCACGGATGGACCTTGTACTCCGGTATGTCGATCGCTGAGGCGCTCGCGGATGGTATGCAGCGTCGAGGTCACCTCTTCAAGGAGGCTGTCGCCGACACTCTCGCTGAGGGGCAGGCGCAGATCCGAGACCTCGAAGCCGGGCAGCTCAACGCTGTCGGCGCGTATCGTCGAGCGTCCATGATGTCGGATTGGACTCTGGGGAAGACCCAGTCTGCTCGCGAGCTGGTCGTGCGTGACGTCAATGACCAATTGGTCGGGCGGATGCGAGTCGAAGCCTACGGAGTCACGGGCGACGCGCTTGGCAGTGTCTCTCGCGGGTCGCTCCGCGAACGAATCGGCATCAGCCGCTAATCCCCTCCGCTCTTATACCTATATATAAGGAGTAAATCGCTATGACGTGGTGGTCAGGATCATCCGGTTATCTGATGGTCGGTATTGACATCTATCAGCATGGGGATCCGAATTCTGGCTCGATCGAGCTGGAGATCGTCTACCGCGTCAAGGCTGATGGTTACGGCCACAATTGGAGCAACGTGCTCCATCGCTGGGGCGAGGTCTCCGGCGACGTCAGCTTCTCCTTCTCGTCGGGTCGCGGGGGATACGACGAGAAGGAGATCTCACGAGAGCGACGCACCTACACAACCGAATACGGCCACGGGCGGCACGTGGAATTCTCTGCGTCGATCGGCCCGATTTGGAATGGTGGCGCTCCTCAGCTGACTGTCGGCTGGGACATTCCCGCGAAATCGTGGGGTAATCCTCCGACGCCGAGTAATTTCACCGCGTCTTCTCGCGCGGATGGCACTGTCCTCGTCACGTGGGATATGGCAACGGATCCTAATGCTCCGGCGGATTGGCTCGGGGTCGATCGCTGGGATGCCTCTTCTGCTCAGTATCGTCGCCTCGCTAATCTTCCCGCGTCGGCTCGCAGCTGGGTCGACAAAAACGTCCCGGCCAACGACCAATACCGCTGGCGAATCCACGCTTGGCGTAATGACGGCTCCGAGTCGGGCTGGGTCGAGAATAAAGCGGGGTCGTCTAATACGACCTCTCCCGGCGACTTGTACTCGACGCCCGGAGCGCCGAAAGACGTCAAGGCCTCGAAGATCACCGGCGGCGCGATCCGCGTCACTTGGGTGAAGACTACTCCTTACCCTGATCGGTGGGGCGTCGAAATCTGGGACGGAGAAACAAAAGTCGGCACCGCACCGGCTGGCGCGACCTCATGGACGCACTCCTCCTTCAACCCATCGATCACGCATCAGTATCGTGTTCGTCAGCTCGGTCCCGGCGGGCTTGTCTCTCCCTACAGTGAGACATCCAATTCGGTCTATGTCCTCTCCGTGCCCGGTACTCCCGGCGGCTTGAAGCCGCAGGGGTCGACGGTCCCGGCGGGGGAGGGCCTCCTCGAGTGGATCCATGCCACTCAAGACACGACCGCGCAGACCAAGGCTCAGATCCGTCTCCGCGCTCGCGGTGCCTCCGACTGGTCGACTTACACGGTCACCGGCGACGCTCAGCAGTACAGTCTCGCGGCCTTCGGTGAGGGCACCTACGAGTGGCAGGTGCGCACTTGGGGCATGTATAAGCCCACCGAGGAAGCCGGTGCGTCTCCGTGGAGCGCTGTCTCGAGCTTCCTGATCTCCTCGCGTCCAGTCGTCGGAATCCTCACACCTCAACCGACGATCGATACCAGCGCTCTCTCTGTCTCTTGGTCGTATAGCCAGTCGGGCGGCGCGAAGCAGGTCCTCGCGCGAGTCCGAGTGACAGACGCGACTGAGAATCGCGTCGTCGCCGATGAAACGATCCAGGGCACAGCAACCTCATATAAAGTCGCTGAGCGCGCCGCGAACGGCCACGAATATATCGTCGTGGTCTCCGCACTGTCAGACGAGGGCCTCAGCTCAACCGAAGCAACGCGCCGAGCCAAAGTCCGCTATGCGCCTCCCGAGGCGCCGAAGGTGACCGCGCAGTGGGATGATTCGACAGGTGTCGTCTCCATCGGCATCACCAATCCCGCGCCGAAGGCCGGGAAGACCGTCGCTGCGATCTCCAACCAAGTCGACCGCTCACAAGACGGCGGGCAGACGTGGGAGACGATCGCCTCGTATCTCCCGATCGACGTGACCGTCCAAGACCGCGAAGCTCCCTCCGGCGGGAAAACGCTCTACCGGGTAACAGCGTCCAGCGTCACTCCTTCCTCAGAGTCGACAACAGTCACCATAACGGCTGCAAGTCGCCAAGTATGGATCTCCGGAGGCCAGGGCTTCCGAACCTGCGTCGGATTCAAGTACGAGCCAGAAGTCACCGTTACCCCCAGCCTCCTACACCGCGAGGTCAAGCACTTCGCAGGACGCGCTCGCGGCGTCGAGGTGACCGGAACAGCGGTGCAGCGGTCGATCGCGATCAGCGCAGTCCTCACCGACGCCGAATACGAAACCCACGTGCGTCAGCTCGAGCAACTCGCGGTCCTGCCTGCTCCTTTCCTCTACCGTGACCCTCTTGGCCGTCGGATCTACTGCAGTCTCTCGTCGATTTCGGCGCCTCGTAGCGTCGGCGGCATCTGGAAAGTCTCTCTCGAGCTTGAGGAGGTGGAGGCGTGAGCCTTACCGGCCATCGGCAGGCGTCGATCGAGGTAATCCTTCTCGACTCTAATGAGCGCGAGAAGGGTCGTCTCGACGGCGTCGAGGGCGGCGAGGTATCGATGAGCGCGGGCTCGCGCCTCCGGACCTCGGGCAGTCTCAATCTTGTCGATCGCGGTCAGGAGATCGATTGGGCTAAAGACCGAGTCAAGATCCTCTACAAGCTCGCGAGCGGGGAAAGCTGGCCTCTCGGCGTCTTCCTCTTCGCCTCTCCGAAGCTCTCGTACAGCGAGGGCGGATCGAGTTTACAAGTCGAGCTGATCTCGAAGCTGTCTCTCCTCGACGGCGACGCTTTCGTCGCGGCGTACCAGACAGTGCCCTCGAATCATCCTCTCGCGCATGTCCGTCATCTCCTCACCGACGTCTCTCCCGTCAATATCAGCGACGGAGGCCCGATGCTCTCCTCGTCGATGGTCTGGGATGCGGGCACTCCGAAGCTGACAGCTATCAATGACATCTTGCAGGCGATTGGATTCTGGTCGCTCACGGTCAGCGCCTCTGGCGCTTTCGAGGCCTCACCATACGTCGAGCCTTTGCGTCGCGCGAAAGTCTGGGACTTCGTCGAGGGCCAGAACGCTATTCACCTTGCGGATTTCACCCGTGAGCAAGATCTTGCAGCGATTCCAAATCGTTACATTTGTGTGTCCCAGGGCAGCGGGGACAAAGCCGGATTTGTTGGATACGCCGAGAATCGGGATCCCGCGTCGCCTGCGTCCTATCAAGCGCGAGGCCGCTGGGTCTCGAAAGTGGAGACAGGTGTGGAGGCAGCTAATCAACAGATCATCACTGATCTTGCGAAGCGTCGGCTCGCGGCGGCGTCGGGAGCTGTTGGGAAGATTGAGATTCAGCATCTCCCGCTTCCTCTCGCTCCGAATGATCTCGTCGGTTACCGATCCGGCGGCGTGAGCGTCCTCGCGACTGTGCAGGAGACGCGGATCCAGCTCGAGCCGACAGCGCTACAGACGACGACTCTTAAGGAGGTAGGCCGTTGGTAGAAGACCTCACGACCTTCCTAGCCGAGCAGCTGGAAGCCGTCGCGGGAATCGCAGGGGAGAAGGTCTCTCTCCGATGGGGAACGATCTCAGCCGTCAATCCTGTCTCGGTCATCCTCGACGGCCAGTCAGCGGCTCTGACGAGTATTGACGTCGTCGGCTCTCCGGTGCAGGGGCAGCGAGTCCCGGTGCTTCTGGCTTCGCGGCGTGCTCTCGTCCTCGCATCCGAAAGCGCTGCAGCCGTTCAGACGAGTCCAGCCGTCCCCGTGGGCACCGTGATTGATTACGCGGGGGCGAATGCTCCGGAGGATTACCTGCTCTGCGACGGCGCGACGTATCCCGTCGTGCAATATCCGCAGCTCGCGCAGGTCTTGGGTGGCCGCTTCCGCTTTGGCGATATGTTCCGTGTCCCGGATCTGCGTGGCCGCGTCTCGGTCATGGTTGACGGATCGGGGGAATTCTCCTCAGTCGGTCAGAGCGGAGGCGAAAAACGCCACCAAATCACGATCGCGGAGATGCCCGCGCACCGGCACGCGGGCAACGATCGCGGCTGGCACGATCGCCAGAAACGCAACGCGGGCCGTCAGTCTTTTATCTCTCTCAATCAAAACGGCGGCTCGTGGATTGGCACGATGGCTAACGATGGTCTGACTCCGGGGGATACGGAGACCGGGCAGACAGGTGGAAGCCAGTCAATGAGCCTGCTCCAGCCGTACTACACAGTGCAGAAGATCATCCGCGCCAAATAAGGAGGAGCACATAGATGGCTAATTTCGTGGATTCCATTACCAAAGCAACGATCGACCTCGCGACGCTCACGGATCGTGATCTCGCGGAGCTGCAGACGATGGCCGAGTGGGAGATTCACCGCCGATCGGTGATCGCTGAATCTCCCGAAAAGCTCAAGAGCCTTTTCGAGGAGTACGAAGCCGCGGGGGGCGATCGTGGGCTTCTCCTTGATCGCGTGGATCCGTCGCTTCGCGCTCCCGATCCATCGACGCTGCCTCCCGCGGTCGACGAGCCTCTCTGATCCCCTCCCAATCCCACCTCATCCCATCCAATCCCTTTCTAATCCCATCGAAAGAAGGAATCACACAGTGCTAGATCACGACAACGAAGAGGCGCGCGTCCGTCAGATGCCCGAGTTCGGCGACGGCCCAGCAGATCCCAAGACTGGAAACGAGGAGGCCTGACCAATGGCAGATGCACAGCAGGTACTGGACATCGCAGGATCCCAAGTTGGCTACACGCGCTGGGACGATCCGGAAGAAGGCAGCAAATATGGTCGCTGGTATGCGGGCAAGACTGGCTCAGGTTACTTCGGCGCTTCTGGCGTGCCTTTCTGCGCTATGGGCGTCTCATGGGTCCTCGACCAAGCCGGAACGAGCCTTCTCGGCGACGGACGCTTGTACGCTTATGTGCCTTGGATGGTGCGCGACGCTTCACAAGTCGGTCGTCTGATTGGCTTCTATGACATCCAGCCGGGCGACGTCCTGTGTTTCGACTGGGATGGGGACGGCTTGGCCGATCACACTGGCTTTGCCGACTACCGCTCCGGTGAATACGTCCATACGGTCGAATTCAATACCTCGAATGGTGCGGGCTCTCAGTCCAATGGAGGCGGCGTCTACCGCCGAGTGCGCGCGCACGATGACATCTGCGCGGTGATTCGACCGGCCTACGCTCCAGCGCCAGCAGGAGACGGCACTATCACTGTCGATGGCTACTGGGGCGCCGATACGACCCGCAAGCTCCAAGAGATTCTCGGCACGACTGTCGACGGGATCGTCTCAAGTCAGGACGAGGATTACGAGGATGACAATCCCGGCCTCACAACCGGCTGGGAATGGGTCGCGACGCCCGAGGGTAGTGCAGTGATCGAAGCGCTGCAGGCGACGCTTGGCGTCGAGCAGGACGGAGTCTTCGGACCCGAGACAATCCACGCTCTCGAAGCTCATTACGGCTTCGAGCCGGACGAGGGCCTCGACGCTCCGTCTAACACCATCCGTGCCCTTCAGCAGGCCCTCAACAACGACGCAATCTAAGGAGGCGCACAATGACACCCGAAATCATCACACTCGCATCAATCCCCGCAATCCTCGCACTAACCAACCTCGCCAAGGCCCTTGGCCTGTCAGGCAAGATCTCAGCACTCCTCGCTGTCGTCCTCGGCATCGCGCTCGCGGTCGGCCAGTACGAACTCGCGGGGTACGGATGGTATCAAGCCGCGGCCCAGGGCATGATCCTCGGTCTCTCGGCAGCGGGCCTCTACGACGTGTCGAAGCCACGAGCGTCCGGATCAGACTCTTACGAGCCTATGCATCGCGCAGAATCGCGGTGAGGCTGGTTGCTTCCTTCTGCGATTACGGACTTCTTTAGTGCGGATCTTGTCGCTGCGATCTCCTCCCTCCTCGTGATGGGGATTGGCGTCGTGATCGCGTATCTGAAAGTTGTGCAAAGTAAGATCAACGCTCAATTGAAAGACCTTCATCGAGGCGTGAGCGAGGTCGGTACTGTCGTCGAGTCCGTGAAAGATCAGACGCACAACGATCACTCCACGAATCTCCGCGATGATATCGACGCTCTCGGCGGGAAGCTGGACGGCGTCAGCGAGCTTCTCGCCGACGTGGCGCACACCCAGCAGCTCCAAGGCCAAGAGATCAGCGCTCACGGTAAAGTCCTTGCGCAGCTGCAGGCAGCGCAGCAGCAGGATCGTGCAGAGCGCATCGCGCTCGACTCACATGCCCACGATGAGCATGAGCGAATTTGGCAAGAGCTGGATCGTATTAAGAAAAAGCTCTAGCTGCAGAAAAGTGCCCTCTATCTCCGAGAAATCGGGGGTAGGGGGCGTTTTTCGTGCGTTAGGAGTCTATATTTTCTCTGAGAGGCAGTTTTTCGATAAAAAATATCGATTTCGACACGCTCAGCAGTTCGGGGAATCCGTGAGCGTTGGAGCGCCCCCATTGCGCCCCCAAGTTTTTATCTGAGTGTGTTTGTGCAGGTCGGGGGTGGTTGTTTATTGTTTCCCCCCATCTCCACAAGTAGTCCCCGGAACTCCGTTGACGTCCGGGGGGTTTTCTTTTTTTTCTC